TCGTCTTCCACGGAGGCCGCATCCGCGCCGCCACGTTGGTCGACATCCCCGCGTTCGCCGAGGCGTACATCGCCCTCCTCGACGAGCAGGGCGCCGTCGTCGCGGGCGGGACCACGATGTCGGCGGCGGAACTCGACACGTTGCAGGAAGCCGAGCGTGCGGCCAGGCCACTCACCCCGGTCACCGCTGCGGCCGGCACGTTCCGGCCGCCGGCCGAATGGTTCTCGGACCCGGGGCTGTCGCTGCCGACGCCGATCACGGTCACGGACGACGGCCGCATCTACGGGCACGCCGCGCAGTGGGGGTCGTGCCACATCGGTCAGGAAGACGTGTGCGTGCAGCCGCCGCACGAGGACACGCATCCGTACTACCGCACGGGTGAGGTGGTGTGCGCGGACGGGTCGCGGGTCGCGGTCGGGCAGATCACCGTGGGGACGGGGCATGCGCCGCTGCACTACGGGGCGACGCCTGCGGCCGAGCACTACGACAACACGGGTGCGGCGGTCGCGGATGTCGCGGTCGGTAACGACGCTCATGGCATCTGGGTGGCGGGCGCTGTGCGTCCGGGCGCGGATCCGCTGAAGGTGTACGAACTGCAGGCGGCCGGGCAGGTGTCCGGGGACTGGCGGCGGATCGGTGGCGCGCTGCGGCTGGTGGGGCTGCTGGGCGTGAACGTGCCCGGATTCCCGGTGCCGAAGATGCGGGCGCGGGTCGCATCCGGTGAGCCTCAGGCGCTGCTGGCGGCGGGTCGTCCGACGGTGGCGTGGGGCCGCTCTCAGGATGCGCTGGAGCGGGACGCGGTGCGGATCGTGATGCGGATGCTGTCGCGCCGGGTCCACCCGGGAAGGGGGTGAAAGGGAATGTGCAGTTGCAATAAGAGGCGTCGTCCGGTGCCTCCGCCGCCGCCCCCTCCGAGCATCTGACCTTTAGGTTTACCGGTCCGGTGAAGGTAATTGACTCTTTGCTGGTACGTGTGCTATGCGCTAACCTCCGTGATCAAAGGGCGTTGATGAGCCCGCAAACAACCCTTTGACCACGGAGGACAACGTGGCAGCCGAAGAGCTCTTCAACGCCCCGCCGGACCTGACCCTCTCCAGCGACGCCGACCTCGCCGAACTCGAAACCCGCGCGGTCGCCGAGTTCAACCGCGTCAACGAACTCGACAACGTCGACCCCGACACGCTCGCCTACGCGATGCACCTCACCGACGACCTCGACCGCATCCGCGCCGAACTGAGGGTGCGTGAAGTCCGCGCCGAACAGCAGGCCGCACTCCAGCAGAACCGCGTCGCCGAACAGCTCTCCCAACTCCAGGCCCGCGTCAACGGCGCCCCCGCCGCCCAGGCCGCCGCCGACACCTCCCCCCAGGTCGACGCCGAAGCGATCGCCGCCGCCGCCGCGCGAGGCGTCACCGCCGGCATGGTCGCCCTCATGGGTGAGCGCCGCTCCGGTATCGACGCCGGAGCCCTCGCCCGCCGCGCCACCGCGTCCCTCGCCGAGACCGCCCAGCACGCGCCCGCGGCGAAGGTCCCCGCGCAGCGCCTCGCCGTCACCGCCTCCGTCGACATCCCCGGAGTGGCCCACGGCGGCGAACTCGCCAACCTCGCCTCCGTCGCCGACGTCGTCGCCCGCAAGGCCAAGAGCATGCCGGTCACCCGCGGCAACCCCAACATGCAACTCGTCGCGTCCGTCCGCAACGAGTTCGCCCACACCGTCGACGACCACACCCCCGCCCGCCAGGTCGAGGAACTGTTCCGGTTCCTCACCTCCCGCGACGGCGACGCCGAAGCCCTCGTCGCGGCCGGCGGCTGGTGCGCGCCGTCCGAGATCCGCTACGACTTCTTCAACATCGCCTGCTCGTCCGGGATGATCGACCTGCCGACGTTCGGTGTGACCCGCGGCGGCGTCCAGTTCCCCGTCTCGCCGTCCCTCGCGGACGCCGTCGACTCCATCGCGTTCGCCCCGTTCGCGGAAACCCTGTCCGTCACCTCGGTGCCGTGGCTGTGGACCGAGGCCGACGACATCGCCGCCGCGACCGGATCCCCCACGAAGCCGTGCCTCAGGGTCCCGTGCCCCGACTTCGACGAGGCCCGCCTCGACGTGTACGGCATCTGCCTCACCGCGGGCAACCTCGCGAACGACGCCTACCCCGAGGCGACCGCGAACACGCTGAAGCTGCTGATGGCCGCGCACGACCACGCCGTCAACGCCAACCTCATCGCCCAGATGCTGACCCTGTCCACCGCAGCGATCAGCATCAGCGGCGGCGCCGCCACCGACGCGGCTGCCCCCCGCATCTTCAACGCTGCGGCCCTCGCCGCTGTCGACACTCGCGAGCGGTACGGCATGTGCATCGATGACGTCCTGGAGATCGTCCTCCCGCAGTGGGTGCGGGAAGTCATCCGCGCCGACCTGGCGTGGAAGGCGGGCGTCGAACTCCTCGCCGTCGGCAACGCCGAGATCGACTCGTACTTCCTCGCCCGTAACGTCCGCCCGCAGTGGGTCGACGACTGGCAGGTCCGCGGCACCAGCCAGTTCGGCAACGCCACCGCGATGACCGCATGGCCGACCACGGTCGACTTCCTGATGTACCCGGCCGGCACGTTCCTCCACGGCAACGGCATGAGCCTGGACCTCGGCGTCGTCCGCGACAGCATTCTGAACGAGACCAACGACCACACGGCGGCCTGGTCCGAGGAGGCGCACCTCATCGCCCGCGTCGGCCACGAGAGCAGGCGGTACCGCGTCGGCTTCAACGTCAACGGCTCCACGTCGGCGCTCCTCACCGGCACGGTCCGGGTCTGACCCGGAACCCCGACCGTGACACGAGCTGAAGAAAGGTGGTGAACATCGATGGCCGCACGGCAACTGATCGATCTGCCAACGGTGTTCACCGCCCTGCCCTACGGGCTGTGGGACAGCATCCAAACCCCCAGCCCCGACGGCGCACACTGGCAGAACGGTGTCACCTGGACCGAGCGATGCCCGGCCGGAGACACCACCTACGACGAATGCCTCTCCGTCACCGGCACCGGCGCCCCGCCGGCACCCCCGGCGAAAACCCCCAACGTGGAGCAGACGTCCCGGGGTGCGCTGCCGTTCACGGTGATCGCAGAGTTTCAGTGCACGCCGGTCGGACTCGGCGACGCGCAGAACATTGCCCGGGATGCCCTTACCCGCGTCGAGCAGCAGCAGGTCGAGACCGCGTTCTGGACCGGTAGCGCTGCCGGTCAGCCCGTCGTGTTCCCGCACCTGGCCGCTGATACGGAAGTCCTCGACAGCGACGTCGTGCTGCAGCCGGTGGCGACGCCGGTCGTCACCGGATCCGATGTGGCCGTGGCGCTCGGCATGCTGGAACAGGAGCTGGCCGACTGCTACAAGGGCCAGGGCCTCATTCACGTGCCGCCCACTGCGCTGCCCACGCTCGCCGCGTGGAACCTCGTCACCGAACGCGACGGGCGTCTCTACACGGCGGCCGGGAACCTGGTCGTGGCGGGCGGCGGCTACACCGGCACCGGCCCGGACGGTACGGCACCGGCCGCGGGCACGGCGTGGGTCTACGCCACTGGCGCAGCTTGGGGATATCGGTCGGAGGTGTTCCTCACGCAGGTGCGGGACTCCCTCGACCGGTCGACGAACACTCTCCGCATGCAGGCCGAGAGGAACTACCTGCTCGGCTTCGAGTGCTGCCTTCTGGCCGCGCACATCACCCTGGGCGTGCCCACCGAATAGGAGTAGATCACCATGGCAGCTACGTCGACGTGCGCGACTCCCATCAAGGGCACGCACCTGCGGATCATCGCGCTGGACGCGTGCGGAGTACCCGTCACCGGCACGCCCGGACTGGTCGGGGTGTCGACCGGTTTCGTCCAGGTCCAGATGGAACCCGACTACGAGGACGGCGAAGAGTTCTTCGAGCGGACCGCGTCCGGTCAGCCGTGCGTCAACCAGAAAGACGACCCCACCCTCAAGCGCATGGGGTTGACGGTCCAGATGTGCGAGATCAACGCGTCTCTCATCGCCTACATCATCTCCGCCCGCGAGCTCACCACCGGCAGCCCCACCACCGGCACCGGGTTCGCCGTCGCGGAAGGCAACCCCGTCAACCGGTTCTCGATGGAGGTGTGGCAGGAAGTCGCAGGGTCCGGGGCGTGTGACGCGTCGGGGAACCAGCGGTACATCTACCACGCGTGGCCGAACGTCGGCGCAACGAAGATCGGCAGCTACACCGTCGAGAACGGCCGCTCCGTGTTCGAGTTCACCTCCGAGACAAAGGGCGCGGCATCGGCGTGGGACACCCTCGTCGGCGACGACTACCTCCCTGCGGGGGAGTTCGTCGACACCGATGAGCACTGGGTGTGGAACGTGACCACGACCGCACCGCCGACCGCCGCCTGCAACCCGACGACGCTCGCCGCGTAAGGGCGCGCTGATGAGCGGGCAGTTCGGTCCGTGCTCGGATTGGCCCGTGACGTGGACGTGCGAGGTGGACACCCTCAACCCGGCCGTGACCGGGGTGGCGGTGTCCATGGCCACAGAGGTCTTGTGGGCTCTGACCGGGATGCGGTTTGGGACATGCCAGGTCACGCTCCGCCCGTGCCGCCGGTCTTGCTATGAGGGCGGCTTCTTCGACGACTTCGGGCCGGCGTGGGCGGGCGGCCGGTTGTATCCGCAGCCTGCGCTGATCGGCGGGCAGTGGTTCAACCTGACGTGCGGGTCGTGCAGTGGTGAGTGCTCGTGTGGGCGTGTGTCGGAGGTGCTGCTGCCTGCTCCGGTGAACCAGATCGTGGAGGTGAAAGTCGACGGGACGCCGCTGGTGTCGGGCGCGTACCGGGTCGACAACAACCGGCTGCTGGTGCGTACCGATGGTGGGGACTGGCCGCGCTGCAACGATCTCGCGCTCGCTGACACTGAGGCGGGTACGTGGTCGGTGACCGCCCTGTACGGGGAGGATCTCCCGGACGGGGCGCCGCTCGCGGTGGGCCAGTTGGCGTGTGAGATCGCGAAGGCCGCGGACGGTGGGGACTGCAAGCTTCCGGCGGGGTTGCAGCAGCTGGTGCGGCAGGGTGTGACGATCTCGTATCCGGATGTGGGCGAGCTGTTCCGGCAGGGGCGGACGGGTTTGTATCTGGTGGACATGTTTGTTGCGGCGTGGAATCCGTCCGGGCTCAGGCAGCGGTCGCGGGTGTATTCGGTGGATCGGCCGACGGTACGCAGGGCGGGCACGTGATCACCGGCCCGACGAAGTGGTATCAGGTCGCCTCCGCGCTGGAGCAGGCCGTGTACGCGGAGCTGACGACCAAGCCCGACCGGCACTCGGTGGTGCCCGGCGCGATCGCCTGGGACGAGTGCGACTGCGGCCTGTTGGCCGTTTCGGTGGCGCAGATCTACCCGACCGAGGTGTTCCCCGACCCGCTGGCCCGCCGCGTCGGCAACGGCTGCGACGCCCCGTGGGAAGTCGCCGAACTCGTCATACAGGTGGTGCGCTGCGCCCCCAACCCCGACGACCCCCTGACCGCCCCCACCACCGTTGAGCTCGACGCGTCCGCCCGCGCCGTGCTGACCGACGCCTACGAGATGCTGCGCGCCGTATCGATCACTCTGTGCGAGATGAACCAGGCCCGCGACATCTCCGACTTCATGCTGCGCCCCCTCACCGCACAAGGCCCCACCGGCGGATGCGTCGGCAACGAACTGCGTGCCGTTGTGTCCCTGCCGCGGAACTGAGGTGCGTCATGTTCTCTGTGTCGACGAGTTTCAACCTGGACCGCACGCGGGTGCAGCGGATGCTGCGTCTGCCGGGCGGCATGGTGTACCGCGACATGACACGTCGGCTGCTGCGTGTGGAGGCGGAGGCGGTGCGGCGCGCGCCGGGCAGTATGGGGACGACGATCCGCGCACAGATCCGCAGCGGCGCAGGCGGCGACTTCGTAGGCGTCATCAACGTCCGCCACCCCGCCGCCCTGTACGTCATCGGCGGGACCCGCCCGCACGTCATCCGCCCGCGCAGAGTGGGGGGCGTGCTGCGGTTCACGGTGAACGGCCAAGTCGTGTACGCCAGGTACGTCAATCATCCCGGCACCCGGCCGAACGACTTCCTTCGGCAGGCATTGCGGGCAGCACTCTAACCACCGGAATGATCATGTGTGGGGGCGGCCTACCGTCCGCACCATGACCGAACTCCTCACCCATGCGAACGGCACACCCGCCCTTGCCGCGCCCCCGGGCCGGGACTTCAGCCGCAAACGCACGTCGCTCGCCTTCACCATCGACGACGACACGTTCACGCCCGCGCCCGTCCTGCCGGGCGACGTCTACGCCGAGTTCGTCAGCCTCTACAACCGCACCGGGAACGTCGACAGCTACCAGGAACAGCACGACCTGCTGAAGGCGGCCCTGCAACTCGCCCTCCTGCCCGACTCGTGGGAGCGGTTCGCCAAGCGGCTGAAGGACAAGACGAACCCGATCGACGACGACCAGATGGCCGACGTCGTCCTCTACCTGCTGGAGGCCTACGGCCTGCGCCCTACCCAGCCGTCGCAGCCCTCGTCGGATGGGCCACCGAGCCCGGCATCTGGCACGAGCTCGACGGACGCGCAGCCGCCGCAGGCGTCGACCCCACCGGCCTCCCAGCCGACCGCTTCCTGAACTGGATCTACGCCGAAATGGTGCAGCGGATCAGCGATGGCCACAACGAGCAGCCCGGCACCGCCCGCAAGCGGTTCAACGGGCAACTCGACGTGCGCGCCTGGACGACGCCCGCCACCCGGGAGACACCGAAGCGCCGCGACCCGAAAACGCCGTGGTGGTGGGACGGCGCTGAGGACGCCACCCAGCCGTTCGTGGAGATGGCCCGCGCGAGAGGGATGATCGAATGACGACGCCTGGGCCTGATGGTGTGATCGGTGATGCGTCGATCCGGGTCACCGCGGACACGACACCCGCGGCGCTCGCCCTGCGCGGGCTGAGGCGGGACGCGGACGGGCAGCTGCGGGATCTGCGCGGCCGGTTCGTGTCCGAATCACGGCTGATCAACAACTCCCTGCGGACGACGACCAGCAGCACGGACAAGATGACGGAAGCCGTCAGCGGTTTGGCTGACGCCGCCGCCCTCCTGTCACCCGCACTCATCCCGATCGCCGTGCAGGCCGCGCCGATCGCCGCGTCTGTGGGCGCGGCAGCTGTCGCCGTGGGCGTGTTCGCCGCGGCGGCGGCCGGGCAGGTCACGGCGATGACGGAGGCCGCGGACGCGGAGAAGAAATACCAGGACGCGGTCGACGAGCACGGCGCCACCTCTAAGCAGGCCGCCGAAGCACAGACGGCTTACGTCAAACAGATCCAGAAAATGCCGCCCGCCACCCGCACCGCGGCCGCCGCCCTGTCGTCGCTGAAGGACCAGTACCAGAACTGGTCGGACGCACTCGCGGGCGACACGATGCCGGTCGCGACGAAAGCGTTGCAAGCCCTGTCCGCGGTGTTCCCGAAGATGACGCCGCTCGTGCAGGGCACGTCGACGCAACTGGACCGGTTCGTGACGATCGCCGCCGGCTCGTTCGCGTCCCCCGGCTTCGATGCGTTGAACGCCCGCTTCACCCAGTTCGCGACCGGGGCCTTGGGCAAGGCCAACGATGCGATCGTGCATTTCCTCCGCACCGTCGACACCGGGAAGATCAGCGGCGGGATCAGCGAGTTCATGGACTACGTCCACGAGAACGGGCCGCTGGTGCGGGAGACGCTTCGGAACGTGATGGAAGCCCTGTCGAACGTGGCGCGGGGCGCGGCGAATGCCGGGCCGGGGATGCTGACGCTGGTGAATGCGTTCGCCGGTTTGGTGGCTTCGGTTCCTCCCGGTGTGATCACAACGCTGCTGCAGTTGTCCGTCGCGCTGAAGGGGGTACGGCTTGCGGCGGCGGCACTCGCGGCTGTGACGGGGGCGCAGGCCACGGCGAACCTGACGGCGTTCGTGCGGAGCGCACGCTTCGGCGGTGTCGCCGCAGCAGTGTCCGGGGTGGCGCAGCGCATGACCACCCTGCAGCGGGTCGCGGGCAGCCTCGGTGTTCTCGCTGTCGTCGCGGTCGGCATCGACGAGCTCGCGAAGAAGGCGCGTGGCGCGCCCCCGGACGTCGACCGTCTGACCGGAAGCCTGAAGCAACTCGCCGTGACGGGCAAGTTCACGGGTGAGCTGAAAGACACGTTCGCTGACGTTGACGGTTTCGTCGCGAAGATCAACCAGCTTGGTGCCGAGTCGAAGGCGTTGGAGAAGGCGAAGCCGTTCACGGCGTTCGCCGGGCTGGGGGCGTTCACCGACACCGCCATCGGCAAGGTCGATGACCTGGTGCGCGGCACCAAGTCTTTGGGTGCTACGAAGGACGACATCGCGGCGGTCGACCAGGCGCTCGCTGATCTCGTCAAGAACGGTCAGGCGGCTGTGGCTGCGGACGCGGTGAAGCGGCTGTCCGCCGCCTACGCCAAGGGCGGTAAGGACGCGACGGAGTTCACGTCGAAGCTCGACACGTACAAGTCGGCGGTCGCGGATGCGGCGTCCGAGCAGCAGGCCGCTGCCGCTGCGATGGGTCTGTTCGGGACGCAGGCGCAGGCGACGTCGGCGAAACTCGCCGAGCAGAAACAGTCAGCCGACGGCCTGCGGCAGGCCGTGCAGGCATTGAACGATGTGAACCGTGCGGCGGCGGGTGCGCAGAACGCGTTCGAGCAGGCCATTGACGACACGTCGAAGGCGGCGCAGGAGAACGCGGGCGCGCTGAGGATGTCTCACGGCCAGCTCGACTTGAATTCGCAGAAGGCTCGTGATGCTGAGGCTGCGCTGCGTGATCTGGCGGCGAAGACGGATGAGGCGGCGGCGGCCAACCGGGAGTCGACGAACTCGTGGTCGGGTGCGCTCGGGATTTACGAGCGCGGCCGGAAGAAGCTGATCGAGAATGCGATGGCGATGGGGCTGTCGCGGGCGGAGGCGAAGAAGCTCGCCGACCAGATCTTGAAGACGCCGGACAAGACGGCGTATCTGAAGGGCAACTTGGAGGATCTGCAACACAAGCTGGCGGATGCGAAGAGCCGCCTCGCTAAGGCGCCGGCGTCGAAGACGACAGCGCTGCGTGCGGACATCTCCAACCTGACGTATGAGGTCAACCGGGCGAAGCTGGCGCTCGGGCAGCTCCACGGGAAGACCGTGTACATCAACGCCCACATGTACGTCACCGGGTCGTCGCAGGCCCGCGCCGCGGTATCTACGGCGGGTGCGGGTCGGGT